ATTAACTGTTATACCAAATCCTCTATCTGAATATTGATTTTCTTGGTCAGTTGCCCGCATAGTAAAATTATATAAGGTATCTGCCGCCAAATCACTTGTTCCTGTTCCATCAATTACGCCAGTACCTGTGTTTAAAGTTAAACCACTAGGCAATGTTCCTGATTGTTGCGAATATGTAATTGTAGAATCACTTGTTGCTACTATTGTAAATGATCCTGCTGTTAATTCGGTCATACTGCCCAATACACCAGCACCTGTTGTCCAAGATGGCGTGTCTGAATAAGAAACAGATATTGATCCTCTATGTCCGTTTGGATGAATTACAACTAAGGTATATGTAGCAGATGTTAATGCCGGCGTTGTAATTGTTATCTGTGTTGCAGAATCTACTGTTACTGTAGGAGCTGCCACTAGGCCTATTTCTACTTCCATACCTGATATAAAATTAGTTCCAGTAATAATTAATGTTTCACCGCCTGCTGGTGCTAAATTAGTAGCACTTCCTGGATATGTTAAAGATGTAATAGTTGGAGTAACAGGTAAATGTGCTATTACACTTGCCGCTGGCAATGTAACTGTTTTACTTGATAAATCTATTGTAGATGCTATTTCCGTTGCGCCCACAGCACCTGTTGCTATTTCACTTGAACCGACTGCATCGGCTGCTATTTCACTTGAACCGACTGCATCGGCTGCTATTTCACTTGAACCGACTGCATCGGCTGCTATTTCACTTGAACCGACTGCATCGGCTGCTATTTCAGAAGACCCTACTGCACCTGCCGCAATTTCATTTGCTGTAACTGCATCAGTTGCTATTTCTGCTGTACCAACTGCATCTGCAACAATTTGTGCATTAGAAGCAAGACCCGATAAATCGCCGCCCATTGTTGGATCAGATGTAACATCAGTAAATGACAAATTACCAGCGCCGTCTGTTACTAATGCCTGATTTGCTGTGCCTCCAGTAATTTTAAACTGTGCGGCCGTACCAGTTAATATACTTCCAGTATCTATTGCAACAGAACTGTCCGAAGAATCAAAAAATGATAATTTATTTAATCGTAGTGTGCTCATTTTATACTATTGTCCATGTTCCGCCTGCTCCTAATGTAACAGTAACGCCAGACGCTATTGACATAGGTCCAGCAGTCATAACATTATAATCTGTAGGTGTTGTGATATCAGATGATACTTCTTTATTATGAGAATTAAGACCGCCTGTAACTTCAGGCAATCCTTCGTTTGATATATTTAATCTAACTACATCATTAGTTTCAATTCCTATTGCAAAATTATCTTTAGTACCAATAGTACTATCTGCTCCCGAACTGAGACCATGGTTTAATAAATCTGCTAACTCTCTTTCTTTTCCCATTATTATATCCTATTATACTGGTAGAAATCTAAATACAATACTTTGCCCTGTTAATGGAGCAACGCCAAAAGTTAAAACTGTGGTGGCAATTGTATAATCTGTTGTTGGTACTTGTGCAACACCATTTAAATATACTAATACATCATCTACTGAACGGCCTGCAGGTATTGCATAATTTGCTAATGTTCCATTTCCTGTAAACGTAGACGAACTATATGACAATGCCGCGGCTGCCACACCAGGAACAAATTTATTACTTGCCGCTACCCATTTTAATACTTCGCCATCTGCTGGTGCTGTTGTTGTTATATCAACATCACCTAATTGATCTATAGTTGTTAAATTTGTGTCGACATCGTCTGCAGGTTCAAATTCATTATTTGTTGCATTCCACTTTAATACTTGTCCTGCTGTAGGTGCTGTTGTTGTTATATCTACATCTGATAAGCCACCTATACTTGTTGCTGCCGGTGCACCTGGCTCAAATTCATTATTAGTTGCATTCCATACTAATACTTGGCCCGCTGTAGGTGCTGTTGTTGTTATATCTACATCTGTTAAATCATCTATACTAGATGCGGGTGGTACTCCTATTGTTACATTAGATTCAATTATATTTGATGTTGGATTATATCGTAAATATACATCTGTTCCGCCACCTCTATCCCATATAATACCTTGTGTTGCAGTTGGTGTAGTACTATCGTATTGGAATGTTAATTCGTCGCCTTGTCCTGTTTCTATATTAGCAGGAAATGTAAAATCTACATTACTTAAATGACTACTTACAATAGAACCATCTGAAGGAACACCCATTGTAACCGGGCGGCCAAGATGAGTGATTGTAATCATTTCACCACCTAAGGTGGTGCCATCAAATTTTAGATCGCTATTCGCGTCTAATGTATATGAATAAAAAGGTTTTTGAACAATGCCATCTACAACAACTAAAATAGATCGTTCATTTAAAGGTTTTGGAGAACTTAATGGATATACAGATACACCGGCTGCGCCAGTATATTCATCCATTGTAAATGCTTTTTGAAAACCTACATCATATCCAATATAACTCATAATTTATCCTATATATTCGCGACTATATATAGAATATTTATCAACTAATAGACATAGGTTAACTATAAATTATCTGTAGTTTCAAATTTAACTAGGAAAAATTGGCGCCTTTGTAGTATCTGTATGCGCTGACCAACTTTGTGTATCCTCATTCCAAATATATACATTTCCCGGCCCTTCATCATCAGGCACCGGAATGGGTGGATCCCAATAACCAGAAGTAGAATTTAAAGTCCAACTTGCATAGGGCTGCGGTTGAATGAAACCATCAATAGTTTCATCATAAAGCATTCCAATTCCAGCATAGTTCTTTCTTAACGGAGTTCCACCATCTTCATTACCATCATCTCCATAATGTTTTCCACCTCTCGTATTATAAGAAGTTTGCAACCATGTGCCTTCTAACTTATCTACAAGAGCTTGTTCAGCAACAATTACTTCCGTAACAATATTACTATCATCTATTTTAGCAAAATAACTCATGGTGTTTCATACCTCACGATTACACAACCAGAACCGCCGTTACCGTAACTGCTGTTGCCTGTACTGTATTCATTTCCGCCAGCCCCTCCGCCAGAGTTTGCGCCACCATTTCCACCTCCAGCACCAGACTGACCATTTGATCCGCTATTAATTGCAGAACCGCCGCCAGCGGCATTACTTGCGCCACCGCCTCCTCCACCAATTCCACCAGCCCCATGACTAGTTCCGTGTTGGTCACTTCCACCACCACCGCCGGCCCAATACCAACCTTGGTTATTTATATTGGATGGATGACTTGATCCCCCAACGCCAGCACCACCATCACCAGCTTGGTTACTACTCTGGGCCTGACCAGCTGCTGCCGATCCTCCGCCACCACCTGTGGGATGTTGATTAACATTACTGCCTCCGCCACCACCACTATTCCCACCGTAAAATGTACAATCACCAGAAACTGATTGGTTACTTCCACCTGTCGCACCACCACCTCCGGCAGAACCACCAGCACCATTTGCACCACTTGAACCGCCAGCACCCCAACTACCTGCTCCGCCACCACCAATTGTTGATTCACCAAATGCGGTAGTAGTCCCACCCCGAGCACCACCTGACCATTGAGGATAAGGAGTAGCCGTAGCACCACCACCACCTACAGTAATAGTATAGTCAGATGGAGTAAGCGCACGATTAGTTATTCTAATTACACCGCCACCTCCACCTCCACCAGCAACGTGACTTCCAGAGCCTCCGCCACCACTCACCAGTAACATATCACAGTTTCCGGCGCCGCCAGAAACAGCAAATGTTCCAGAAGATGTAAATGTGTGTACGGTATATATACCATAAGTGGTTACTGTACCACCCGTGGCTTCAAATTTACCACCACCACCTATAAAGGCTGATTTAAAAGTTCCCAAAGGCATATTATTTCTCCTTAAGCCATATCAGCGCCAGCTTGAAAACCATACCAGCTGGTGCCGGCATCCATTGTGAAGAAAGTATAGATATCAACTTTACCAGAACCACTTGTTACTGAAGGTTCTCCCCCACCATCCTTCCATTTAAGAGAGGCGGGCCATGTGATAGTTCTATCGGATGAATCTTGAGTCCATACTAAAGTAAAAGAACAAGACTTTCCAGTAGGAGATGGATTACTAAAGGTAAAAGTAGTATTTTGATCGGGAGTTATAGTGAATACATTTCCATTTGTTATATCAATATCTACAGTAGCTGCCGCTGAAAGAGCAGTTATTGTTTCTGAGTAATCCTTCATCTCCGGCCTTGAAATTACTTGATCCGCAGCAGCTATCTCTCCGGTCATAGTTCCACCAGCCTTTGGTAGTGCGGCAGATGCTACTGTTGTCGTAGCAGTGATTTGTGTCTGTGCATTAGATGACAATGAATTGATATATTGTAATTCAGCATTTGTTACTGAACCATCTGCCAATTTTACAGCATCCAGTCCAGCGGCTACATGAACATCGTCAATAGAACCATCCACATACTGGTCGCTATCAATAGAGTTAGCGGCCATTTTAGCATTTGTTACTGTACCAGTTGCTATTTCAGTTGTGCCGACTGCACCTGCCGCAATTTCATTTGATGTAACTGCGTCGGCTGCTATTTCTGCTGTATCTACTGCACCAGCCGCTATTTGTGCATTAGAAGCAGTACCTGACATGTCGCCGCCCATTGTTGGATCAACTGTAAGTGTCTGCCAAGTTTTATCGCCTCTATAATATTGTGCTACTGTTCCAGCAGTAAGTGTAGGTTCTTTACCTGCTAATGCGGTAGTCATTGTACCTGCAAAATCTGCAT